ATGCATGTAGATTTAAATATTGAAGGTATTGATAGTGAAGATGGAATTAAAGTTCCTTACATCGTAACAATTGATGAGGGCTCATCAAATGTTTTATCCATATATAGAAATTATGATGAACAAGATGGTAAACAAAAAAAACGTCAGTATTTTGTTCACTATAAATTTTTACCTGGTTTTAGTTTTTATGGCTTTGGTCTTATTCACATGCTTGGTGGTTTATCAAGAACGGCAACTGCTGCACTTAGACAATTACTGGATGCAGGAACATTATCTAACTTACCTGCTGGTTTCAAAGCTAGGGGACTTAGAGTTGCAGATGATGATACTCCTTTACAACCAGGAGAGTTTAGAGATGTAGATGCACCTGGCGGAAGTTTACGAGAAGGATTAGTTCCTTTACCTTACAAAGAACCAAGTGGTACGTTATTTCAACTATTAGGTTTTTGTGTAGAAGCAGGATCTAGATTTGCTGCTGTTGCTGATCAAAAAGTAGGAGACGCCGCTCAAGCAGGAGCACCTGTTGGAACAACAATGGCATTGATGGAACGTGGTGCGCGAGTCATGAGTGCTATTCACAAAAGACTACACTACGCACAAAAAATAGAATTTAAATTACTAGCTAAAATTTTTGCAGAATCTTTAGATCCACAGTATCCATACGAAGTTGGCACTGATCAAATACAAGGTTTAAAACAATCTGATTTTTCAAAAGATATTGATATTATTCCTGTATCAGATCCAAACATATTTTCTATGGCACAACGTGTTACGTTGGCACAAACACAATTACAATTAGCTCAAGCTGACCCTGCTTCACACAACATGTACGAAGCATATAGAAGAATGTATCAAGCACTTGGTGTAAAAGATATTGATGTTATACTTCCCGTTCCTTCAGAACCTCAACCAATGGACCCTGGAACGGAAAATTCAGGCGCTGTAACTGGACAACCTCTTGTAGCATTTAGAGGACAAAATCATAATGCTCACCTTGATGCTCATAGAGCGTTAATGTCATCCTTTTTAGTAAAAAGTAATCCTCAAGTTATGGCTATTTTACAAGCACATATCATGGAGCACGTTAGTATTCAGGCAAGAGAAGAAGTTGAAGAAGAATCTAAACCTGAAATAGATCAAATAGCTGCTCAATATGGTGGTCAAATCCCAGAAGAGCTACAATTACAGGTTCAAGAACGTATTGAAAGTCAAGTTGCAGAAAAAGTAGCAGAAATGACGGATGAAATGGTTCAAGAAGAGGCGGAAGTGGTACAAGAAATGAATGAAGATCCACTTGTAGGGCTAAAACAACAAGAAATTGACCTTAGAGCGCAAGATATACAAAGAAAAGCAATGGTTGATGAAGCTCAAATAGGTATTGATGAGAAAAAACTAAGTCAAACAGCAAAAATAGCGCAAGATAGAATAGATTCACAAGAAGATATTGCACAATTACGTGCAAATGTTAATTTATCTAAACAAAATCAAAACAATGCAAAGCGCAACAGATAAATTACAAGAGTATATTAACGAATTGATGAATTTTTCGGATACAGCCGTTACAAGTCAAGAAGAACAAATACTTTTAGCGGGTGCAATGATGGGTGTAGCAAAAATACTGTATCACAACAATCTTTCCGAACAAGAATATGATAATATTATGAATCATAATGGAAGAGACTTGCTAAATCTTATAAAACCAACTATACATTAATTGTTATGGGAAAAGATTCTAAAACAAAATTTGGCATGTTATCTGTAAAAGAAGGTATAGACAATAATCCTAACCCTACACAAGCCGACAGAATAGCTGGAGCTAAAAAAAATAAAAAAGCCATGGGTGGATCAATAAATGGTTTAAAAAAAATGGGCATGAATACAGGTGGTCTAGCAGGTAGACTGGCTCAACGTGGCTATGGAAAGGCAAGAAGATGAAGTTTAAAAATGCAAAAATGACTACTGTTACTCAAAAAAATCCTTTTCCTAATAGAAAAATAGCTTCAACAGCAGAGCAAGTTTTCTCTCCTTTTGTAGTAAAAGATAATAAAGGAACTGGTCCAAAAGGGCAAACAAGCAAAATGCAAATTAAAAAAGTAGCATTCAAAGGCGTAAAATAGTATAATCCCTAACTTAATAAAGGAGGTTTTATGAACCTATTAAAAGATCTATGGAGCCATATTAAAGAATGGTCGGATTGGAAGATGAAGGATTGGATAAAGGCCGCTATCGTAGCGATCATTGTTATCTGGGTAATTAGCTGGATGACAGGTGGAGCAGCATAGTGCTTAATTTAATCGGTGGCTTACTTGGTGGTGGAAAAGGCGGAGCCTTAGCAACCATTTCAAAAGTTGTCGACGAACTTCATACGAGTGAGGAAGAAAAACTAGATAAAAAAATTCTAATGCAACGCTTACAACAAAAGCTTGCAGAAAAACAATTAGATGTTAATGCAAAGGAAGCCAGCCATCGCAGCGTATTCGTTGCTGGCTGGCGACCTGCAATAGGATGGTGCGGAGCCCTGGCGCTGTTCTTCGCCTTTATTCTATCTCCCTGTATTGATTGGTATGCAAAATTTTCAGGTATGGATATTGTTCCACCTTCCATAGAAACTGGGCCTCTTCTAGCAATTGTCACTTCAATGCTCGGCGTATCGGGCCTCAGAACTTTCGAAAAGGCAAAAGGTTTAACTAAATAAAAAGGAGAAGACTATGGAAAAACATACACACGAAGAACACATCGTAGGTAAAAGCGGTGACTATACAGCTAAGGGTAACATAGGCGATACTTGGGAAAAAAGTGCGTACACTGGAGGTGTATCTGTAAAAGGTTCTGCAACTCTTGTAGATGACACACCCGATGGCAGCTACGACGTAAAAATAAAAACAAACTGTGATGACTATAATCACACTTACACTGTTAACAAAGGTGATGACTTTGATTTTAAAAAAGTTACAACAAATTTTTTTGATGAAACTGATATTAAAATAACTGTGACAGGTAATGATGGTCAAACAGGGACTTTTAAATTAGTCATAGATTATAGCACTTGTTAATGACATACGACGAATTAGCTGGTTCCGTAAAATTATCCGAAGGTTTTAGAGATCATATTTATAAAGACACCGAAGGCTTTGCCACAATTGGTTGGGGCCATAAAGTAGTATATGAAGATAATTTTGAAGAAGGTAAAACATATACAAAAGAAGAACTACAAGAAGTATTTGATAACGATTTAAGAAAAGCACTTGGTTTGGCAAGACAACTTATGGAAGAGTTTGATGTAAGAGATTTGCCTACAACTGCGCAGCACACCATTACCGAAATGGTATTTCAACTTGGAAAATCAGGCGTGTCCAAGTTCCGTAACATGTGGAAATGCCTGCAGGAAAGCAATTTTATTGGTGCGAGCTACGAGATGCTCGACTCGAAATGGAATAAACAAACTCCAAATCGCTGCAAAAAATTAGCTGACCAAATGAAATCATGCGAATAGAAAACTTTTTTACTTATTTTAAAAATCAACTAAAAGATAGACAAGACACTATAAGACAAGCTATATGTAGTGGTGTAAAAGATTGGGACGAATATCGGTATCTGACTGGTAAACTTCGCGGTCTTGAAGAAACTGAACAGGAACTCACGGACCTGCTAAGAAAAACGGAGCTAGATGATGACGACTAAACCTAAATTAATTATACCCAAACACGTTTGGGATGGTGCAGAAAAACAAAAAGAAAAAAAAGAATTAGAAAAAATTCCACAACCTGTTGGATGGAGAATAGTTTTATTTCCTTTGAAATTAAAAGGTAAAACAAAAGGTGGTGTTATTTTAACTGATGAAACAGTAGAAGAATCGCAAATAACAACAAACATATGTAAAGTATTAAAGACTGGTTCTTTATGCTACAAAGATAAAGAGAGATACCCTGATGGTCCTTGGTGTAAAGAGGGTGATTGGGTTATAATAACTCGCTATGCAGGATCTAGAGTAAAGATTGATGGTGGTGAGTTGCGTATTATTAACGAAGATGAGATTCTGGCAGTCGTTGATGATCCGAGAGATATTTTGCCAGCTAACATAATGTAACATGGAGAACTCTATGCAAGAACAAACACAAAATGACAAAATGGTCCCGATAGATACTTCTGGTGACGCTGTCGAAGTGGAGTTAAAAGAAGAATCACAAACAGAGGAAGTAAAAACAACAGAACCTGAAGTTCAAGTTGAAGAGGTTCCTCAAGAACAACCTAAACAAGAAGCAAAAGAAGAAGAGCTTGAAGAATACTCAGCTTCTGTAAAAAGACGTATAGATAAGCTTACTAAAAAAATGCGTGAAGCAGAGAGACGTGAGCAAGCTGCTATTGATTATGCAAAACAGGTTAAAACAGAGTCTGATAAATTAAAATCATCTAGTGTTATTCAAAATGATTCTATGCTTGTTGAAAGAGAAAAAGCTTTAGTTAATCAAAAAGAATTTGCTAAAAGAGCAATGGAGGCTGCTGTTAACGCACAAGATGTAGAAAAACAAGTAGCTGCTCAACAAGAAATAGCTCGTTTAACTATAGAAGATGAACGTTTAAAAGTATCAAAAGCAAAAGCTGTTCAAAGGAAAGCTCAAATAGAAGCTGCTCCAAAAGAAGAAGTTGAACAGATAATTGATAATCAACCCGAACAACAAAGACAACCTGATCCAAAAGCTGTTGCGTGGGCTGATAAGAATGATTGGTTTGGTACAGACAATGCCATGACTTATACTGCTTATGATATACATAATCAGTTAGTTAAAGAGGGTATTGACGTAGCAGATGATGACTATTATACTGAGATAGACAAACGAATACGAAAAGAGTTTCCCCATAAGTTTTCCGACGGAGGGGATGTAAATCGACCGAAGCAAAAAGTTGCTGGAGTTGTAAGAAAATCGCCATCAGGGCGCCGCACTGTGAAACTCACACCCTCACAGGTAGCTATTGCAAAAAAACTTGGTGTGCCACTTGAAGAGTACGCAAAACACGTGAAGGAGGCTTAATATGAGTACTAAAGGAATAAAAAACCTATCACGCAAACAAGAAACCCGTGAAAAGGACGCTCGACCGAGGGGATGGGTTCCTCCGTCAAATTTAGAAGCACCAGAACCACCAGAAGGTTTTCACCATAGGTGGGTAAGACTTGAGTATCGTGGCATGGCTGATGAAAAAAATGTTATCGGCAGGTTACGAAGTGGGTATGAATTTGTAAAAGCAGATGAATATCCCGATAGAATGGATTTACCATCTATCGCTGACGGCAAGTACAAAGGTGTAATTGGCATTGGTGGGTTAGCTTTAATGCGTTGCCCTATAGAGGTGAAAGAGGACCGAGATGAATATTTCAGAAATCTTACTAATCAAAAGACAAGCGCTATTGAAAATGACTTACATAAAGATGAGCATCCTAGCATGCCTATCCATCAGGAAAGGCAGAGCAGAGTAACTTTTGGAGGCAAAAAGTCTTAATGAGTAAGATTTTAGTCTCTGAATAAGTAAAAGGAGACTGATATGGCTAATATAGATGCCGCTTTCGGTTTACGTCCAATTGCTAAAGTAGGTTCGGCTCCAGGTGGGACAACTGGAACTACTAAATACTCTATTGCTGATAACCAAAGCACTGCGATCTTCACTGGCGACC